ATGCTTCTTGGATGGGGAGTAACTGGAAAGTAACCTCTGTTGAGGTCCAGCCTCCCCGTCTTATTTTGACTCTTGGCGGTGTTTACAATGAGTAGTAATCGAGAGGGACTGAGTAAAATCTTACACGAGATTCTTGGTTCTGATTATGTATACTTCGATCCGCCAGAGTCTAAACAAATTCATTATCCGTGTATTATCTATCAGCGATCTAGTGGTGACACTGATTTTGCAAATAATGTTGGTTATCGTTTCACTAAGCGTTATCAGCTAACGGTTATCTCTAAAGATCCAGATGTTAGTTCACAGATAATGGATAAACTTGCAAAACTGCCTATGTGTACATATGATCGTCATTATACGGCTGATAATTTGCATCATGACATTTTTAATCTTTATTATTAAGGAGGAAACACATGGCTTCTAAGGCCCTTACTTGGGATGATGACGGTAAGCGTTTCTTTGAGAACGGTACCGATCGAGGTGTTCTGTATCCTAAGACTACTTCTGGTTATGCAGCTGGCGTTGCTTGGAACGGTTTGACGGCTGTTACGGAGTCTCCTGATGGCGCAGAGCCTACGGATTTGTATGCGGACAACAGTAAGTATGCTGTTATGCGTTCGGCTGAGACTCTTGGTTTTACTATTGAGGCTTATACCTATCCTGATGAGTTTGCAGCCTGTGACGGTTCTCGTCAAATTGCCAAGGGTGCCTACATTGGTCAGCAGACTCGTAATTCTTTCGGTTTCTGCTATCGTTCTCGCATTGGCAATGACGTAGACTCTGAGCTTGCTTATCGACTTCACATCTATTATGGTTGTACCGCTTCTCCTTCCGAGAAGGCTTATGAGACGGTTAACGATTCTCCGGATGCTATGACTCTTTCTTGGGAGTGCACGACTACTCCTGTATCTATTGCCGGTTTTAAGCCTACTGCTAGCATCATGGTTGATTCTCGTTACACTGATCCCGAGAAGCTTGCTGCTCTAGAGAAGATTCTTTATGGTTCTAATGATGCCGATGCATCTCTTCCTGATCCTCAGACTATCATTACTACTCTTGGCCAAGCTTCGGCAGTGTCGCTTTCTGACATGTCTACTGAGAATACAGAGAAGTCTGTAATCTAGTCAAAATGGAAGTAATCTTTTAAGGAGTTATTACTATGCTTAAGAAGTCTATTACGTATGTCGATTATAACGGCGTAGAGCGTACTGAGAATTTTTATTTCAACCTTAATAAAGCGGAGACGCTTGGTTATATTATGGGGTTCGAGGGTGGTATCGAAGCCTTCATCACAAAAGTTGTAAAAGAAGAGGATGGAAAGAAGCTTTGGGATCTTTGGTCCAACTTCATCCTTATGTGCTATGGCGAAAAGTCTTCTGATGGTCGACGTTTTATTAAGTCTAAGGAACTTTCCGAGGGATTTAAGCAGACCGAAGCTTATAACAATCTTATGATGGAGCTCATTTCCGGCAATGGTGATGAGAATGCTAAGTTTGTAAACGCCGTTGTTGCAGATGTTGAGAAGGATCCGAATAAGAAGGCTCTTATTGACTCTTTCAAGGTTGTAGAGTAATCATAGTGGCTTCTTAAAAGAGGTGAAGCGAATGCTCGAAATAAAGATTCCTGATTCTGAGTTTTTTGATGACGAAACAAATGAATTCTTTACGGTTAACGGTGGGACGTTACTCCTTGAGCATTCGCTTCTTTCCATCTCCAAATGGGAATCAAAATTTTGTAAGCCGTTTATTATTGATGGCGAGCATCCATACGATGAAATGATTGAATACATAAAATGTATGACAATTACCAAAAATGTCGATGAGCGTTTATACGAAATTATTGATGTCGAAAGTTATAACAAAATCATAGAGTATATAAATGCTCCGATGACTGCGACTGTGATAAAAGACGTTCGATCAAACAATAGATCTTCTTCTTTCATCACAAACGAAGTCATATATTATTATATGACGGCTCTAAGTATCCCATTTGAATGTGAAAAGTGGCATTTTAATCGGTTACTTACTCTTATCAATGTTTGTTCGCAAAAGAACGCTCCTGCAAAGAAAATGTCAAAAGATGATGTTCGTAGACGTTATGCTGAATTAAACGCTAAGCGCAGAGCAGCAATGAATTCAAAGGGATAATCTTATGTCTTCCATGATCCGAATTGTACAAAAAGGGGATTTTAAGAAAACTGAGAAATTCCTTAAGGCCATGTCTAAAAGAAAATATTTACAAATCTTTAATAAGTATGGTCAAAAAGGAGTTCAAGCTCTTTCTAGTGCTACCCCGGTTGATTCTGGAAAAACAGCATCTTCTTGGAATTACGAGATTCATGGAACGTCCATTTATTGGACTAATGATAATATCAATAAAGGAGTTAATATTGCAGTAATTTTGCAATACGGACATGGTACCAGAAATGGTGGATATGTCCAAGGAAGAGACTATATCAATCCTGCGATAAGGCCTATTTTTGATTCTATGGTAGATGAAATTTGGAAGGAGGTTACGTCAGCATGAGCAGTGTTGATAACCGAGTTGTAGAGATGCAATTCGAGAACAAACAATTTGAAAGCGGCGTAGCAAAAACCCTTTCATCTGTTAAGAAGTTAAAAGAAGGTCTTAACTTTAAGGATTCCGCAGAATCTCTTAAGAATTTGGGATCTGTTTCCAAGAACGTAGACATGTCGACACTTATTGGAGCAGTTGAATCAATTAAAGATAGATTCTCGACTCTTGGCGTTATCAGCATGGCCGTTCTTCAGAATATTGCTAATAAAGCAATAAGTGTTGGAAGTACGTTAATTAAATCGCTCACTTTACAGCCTATCATGAATGGTTTCTCCGAGTATGAGACTCAGATGAATGCCATTCAGACAATTCTTTCTAATACTCGTTCAGAAGGAACAAACATTCAGCAGGTTAACTCGGCATTGGATGAGTTAAACCATTATGCCGACCAGACCATTTATAACTTTACCGAGATGACTAGAAATATTGGTACATTTACAGCTGCTGGAGTAGACCTCAATACTTCGGTAAATGCAATTCAGGGTATCGCTAACCTTGCGGCTGTTTCTGGTTCTAGTTCGCAACAGGCAAGCAGCGCTATGTATCAGCTTTCTCAGGCGCTTGCTACCGGTACAGTTAAATTGATGGACTGGAACTCAGTGGTTAATGCTGGTATGGGTGGCCAGGTATTTCAGGACGCTCTTAAAGAAACTTCTAAAGAGCTCGGAACTGGAGCAGAAGCAGCTATTAAAGCCAATGGGTCGTTCCGTGAATCTTTACAGACTGGTTGGTTAACTAGTCAAGTTCTTACTGAGACTCTTAAGAAGTTTACTACTTCTGGTGCAATGGAATGGGTTGCTAATTATTGCAATGTTTCTAAAGATGCAGTCCAATCGGCCTACGATCAGGCGTACGCTAATTCGAAAGCGACTGATTCTATAGGAAAGCAGCAAGACGCCATCGATGGTTGTGCAGAAGCTTTGGCTAAGCAGACTGGAAAGTCTAAAGAGGCAATTAAAGAGACTTTATCTCTTGCTTATGACGCTCAGAACGCTGCAACTAAAGTTAAGACTTTCTCGCAGTTGATTGAGACTCTGAAAGAGGCTCTCGGTTCTGGTTGGGCCAAGTCTTGGCGTATTATGATCGGAGACTTCGAAGAAGCTCGAGAAATGTGGACGAATGTTTCGGTTGTTTTATCTGATATGATTAATAAATCAGCAGATGCACGAAATTCTCTACTGCAGGATTGGGCTAGTCTTGGTGGACGAAAAGCTATTATTGACGGAATCGCTACGGCTTTCAATAATATTGTCTCAGTAGCTGGATCCGTTAGTAAGGCTTTTCGAGAGGTATTCCCTCCGGTAACCGCTCAACAATTGATGAATATTTCTAATGGGTTTAAAACTCTTATGGAAAATATGAAACCATCAGAGCAGACGTTATCCAATATTGGTCGAGTGGCTAAAGGAATATTTTCGTTACTCGATTTAGCTGGAAAAGCAGTTTTAAATCTAGCAGAAGCGTTTGGTAAATTTGTTACAAGTTCCTTTGTTATGTCGTTAATTAAAGCAATTGGCGATGTGATTC